CTTCAAGTTTCACGATGTACTCAACGTCTTCATTTTCGTCGGTTAAATGAATATCATCACCATCTTTTACCACAACAATTCCATCTTCTGGACTCATCGCTTTAAAAGCTTTAATAACTTCATCATCAGACATGCTGGTCATATCAATAGTTTCCTCCGAATCATCGAAGTCCATATCAATACCCATGTCTAGTTCATTAGAGTCTTCCATATCTTCACTTTCATCACCCATGTCTAAATCCATGTCCAATTCTGTGTCGATTTCAACCTCGTCTTCTTCTTGTTCAGAAAGAGATTCCTTTACTAACTGACTGATTTCTTCCTTCATAGTAGAAGCAAGTATTCCTTTTGCGTTCTCGGCAATTACCTCTTCAACATTTTTCATTTGAATGAGTGCCTCTTCAACTAAATTTTTAGTTTCTTGCATGTAAATTGTTTTCCTAATAAATAGTGTTTAAAATAAAAAAATCCGTCTAAACCCATTTCTAAAAAGAAAAAGGTATAAACGGAAAATAAAAAAGGTGGGTTTCCCCACCTTTTAACGATTACTCGATTACCTCATCGATTTTACTTTCTACTACTGAGACAATCCGCCAGTCGTGTTGGAAGCCGGTATACTTTGTAGTAACCTTTGCTTCTACATCAGTGACTGAGAACCCGTTTACGAGTTTCTCCTCTCTGATTTTTTTTACGCGACCAGAGTTCTCATCTGGTAAATCATAAACGATTTTAGCAACGAAGAATTTTTCATTCATAATAAAGTGTATTAAATTAACGATTTAAATAATCGGTTAATTTTTTCATTAAATCAACTGACTTACCCATTCCAGAGTCAGAAATTTTTTTATTTTTTTCTTCATCCAGGTTTTCTTCATACATACTTCTTTCTTCAGGGTTACCAAAAAGGTATGCTCCAGGTGTTGAAGGCGAGGATACTAGGTCAAAACAGATTAGTTCAAAATCATCTTGAACTTCATTTTGCTCACCAATTTTTTTCAATGAACCAACCCCCCTTGAAGACACACCCATAGTAACGCCTTGGCGCATAAGGTTAGCTGCGATGTCTCCTTTTGTTGAAACAATACCGCTCTCATGAAAACCAGGTGACGTAAGAAGCTTTAATTTACCCATAAGGATATGTCCGTCCCACCAAATGTCTGTGATGATGTGAGCAACTCTATCAAGGTCAATTAAGGATGATTCTGGGTGGTTAAGCTCAGAGGTTGACAAACCTTTTTTAATCGCAGTTTTGTATCTATCAGCCTCACGTTTTAAAATCCTCTCAGGATAGACACGACCATTACGATTTGGTACTCCATATTTTTGAAGTACGGCATAAAATTCAAATGGATTTCTGTAATCCATATCTTTTTTTTCCGAAAGGAATGCCTCGTTAAGTGGGTCTTTTGGTGAAACATACCCAGCATCCATTTCAACAAGGATACCTTTACCGCTCTCTCGGGGGCCTAGTATACGTAAATCTTTCATCATATCTTTTTAAAGATAAATATTATACTAGTTGATAGTTTTTACTTTTGATTTTTCTTTAGTGGAACTAAATGTGAAATAATCGTTTTTTATAATACAATCCCGGTAAATTTCTTTAATAATTTTTTTAATAGCTTCTTTGAGTTGTGAGCCCTTGAAATCCATTTCTTGTTTTGCAAACAAATTAATTTCTAAATTCATAAATGATTTTTTGTTGAGCTGGATACCACTAGTTCTTAAATCCAGGTCGACAATAAATTTTTCAGAAAACAATTCTTGGTTAATACTATGGTAAACAGAATGTTTTATATTTCGAGATAGATTTCCAACAACACGCTCCCAATTTTCACTGTCTTGTTTTGGACAAACCCAAGTCTGGAGGTTAATGTACATGGACTTTAGGTTTTTTGAGTCTACGGTGCCGTATGATGTTTTTAAGGATTCATATTGGTTTAATTTTACCGTTTTACCTTTCTTCATTTATATCAATATTGTAATATAATTTATTTTAATGAAAAAATAGCAAACTTTTGAACAATTCCAAATATTTCTAATATATGCTAATTGTTTTTGTAAATAATAATATAGAAAAAGCCCTGAAACAGCTTAAGTCAAAGGTCATAAAAACCAGACAAAATCAGCTACTTAATTCCAAAAAAGAATTTGTAAAAAAATCAGTGCAAAAACGCAACAACAAAATTAAAGCTTGTTATGTTGAGCAATTTAAGCGTCAAGAAGAATAGATTCCTCTAACTTCTTAAGCCTAACATAATTGATTTGGTCGTATTTTTCTGATTCTATTTTACCGATAGTTTCAGTAATCTTTGTTTTCAATTCAGAATCGGTTTGCTTATCAGAAAGTACCTTCAATTTATTGACCGCAGATTCTTTTAGATTGTCAAACTCACTTTCTAAATCTGAATTGTTTGTTGCCAAAATATGGAAAATTTCTTTTCTCGAAGATTCATCCAATCCTTCAACATACCTTGATAATGTTTGGTTTGCAATTGAAACCATGGATTTGATAGGAATTTTAGGAGTATCTTTTACTTGGCTCTTGCTTTCCATTAACTTAGAAATAATTGCTTTTTTCGAAACAACACGCTCCTTGATGTCTACTTTGTTGAAATAAACAATGTTGTCAATATTTTCATAGATGTTTTTAGATTTTTCTCCATTTTTAGGTAATGAAGTTTTTTCTAGAAGATGTCTGATAACATTGATGGCTTCATCTAAAAACTCTCTTGCATCACTTTCGGTTAAACCTTGTGGCGAAGATAAGTCATCGTAGATTGAATAAATCTTTGAAAAAGATTTATTGGACAAAACATTATGTTTGAATTCTTTAAGTGTTTGCTTGAAAGAATAGGTATCCTTGTAGGATTCTACCAGGTTTTTTTCGATGATGGATTTTATTTGTCCGAAAGTCATGAGCTCGTTATTATTCACTAATAAATATTATGAATTTAACAACTTGTCCAACTCCTCCTCTATTTTACCTAAACTTTGTTGAGCAATCCCTAGATTCAAATATTTGCTCCCATAAAGGTCTGTCTCAATTAGTATGTTCATATCCCTATTTTTTACAGATTCAGGGGTTATTTCACCTTCCTCTGGTGCAGGAGCACCACCAGCTTCAGGGCCTCCAGCAGGTGGCCCACCAGCGAGTTCGCCACCTAAATCAGGTAATGCTCCCCCACCTCCAAAGGAAGCCGCAGCGGGTTCACTAACTTCTCCCGGAGGAGCAGCAGGTGCACCGCCTTCACCGGGCTTGTTACCATATAAGGCATCAAGCTGGTCAAATATACCAGTTTTAGAAATTGTGGCTGGAGTGTTTTTGAGTTCCTCACCGATTGCTCTTTCCATTCTTTGCTGCAGAAGGTCTGTTCTGATTTCATCATCAGACCAGTTAAAGATATGTTTCTTAGCCCAAGTTGATGATGATGGTTGAATGCCGTTACCAGGGTCTGAAACCAAATCACGATAAAGCAAAACTTTTTCTTTCCAAATATCAACCTTAAGCAAGTCAGCTTGAGTGGATGGGTTGGTAAGACCAAGAGTAAAGTTTGAAATCTCTTCTTCAAATCCTAGCAAGAACAGGTGAACAATAGCAATCTTGTTAAGTTCTTGAATCATGGATTTTTGAATCCTGTTGATGGTACGAGCAAAACGAATATCTTGCAACGCTAGATTTTTACCATCTCCAACAACTTCTTCAAATCCAAGGAAAGCCTTTGGAATACGAAGTGCTGTTACCAGTTTTTTCTGAATGTATTCAATGTCAGCAATCTCCGAAAGGTTTTGAGCTCCTGGAAGAGTGTCAATTGGGCTTGGTTGTGCTGGGTCACGAACTGGAATGAAATAATCTTGGTCAACAGCCATTTGGTTAAATCGCATGTCAACGTTACCAGTTTTTGAATCAACAATTTGTTCTCTCTTGAACTTGTTGGCAACACGTTGTACATACGCTTCAACATCATCGTCAGCCATGTTTCCAACATAAACTTTAAATATTCTTCTCTCAGGAGCACGTGATGTACGATAAATCAACATCGCATCCTCAGATAAAAGAAGTTGTTTCCAGATTCTTCTTGATTTTTCAAGCATAGAAGTACCATAAGGAAGTTTTCTATCATCACCTAAAAGTCTAAAGTGAGCAATTTCCCATGGTTGGAATTCCATGTTTTGTGTTTTCCAAGTAAATCTCAACCCCTTATCGTCGGTATTTTGAGGAACACCGACCGAAGAATTTCTTGTAGCCAAACCCTGTTCAAATCTTTCAACTTCAATGTTTGGTAATTGCTGACAACCAATAACACCCTTTTCTGGGTCCAATCTCATGTAAACAAAATTATCACCATACTTACAGGTGTTTCTTGTCCACATGGCTAAGTTGGTGTTGATATCCAATACGTTATTGAACAAATCAACAAGAACTGATTTAATTCTTTTTGACTCAGAATAAACCTGCAGAATTATACCGTCCTCATTAGGTGTTGTAGATTCTTCAGCATAAATGTCCAACGCAGCAGAAATCTCAGGAGTGTATTCCATCGACTCGTAGTCGTAATAAGACGCTAATCTGTTTGGCTCGTAATAGATTGCCTGAGTGTAAAGGTTGTTTTCAACCTTAGCAAACTGGTTGGCTAAATAAAAAGATTGTTTGGCTTGTAATTTCTCTCTTTCATATTCTGCCTTATCAGTTGTTCTAAGAAGTTCTTTCTTATCTAACTTATAAACAGGGAAATCTTGATTCATCAAAGCATCAGGACCCAGAGCCCTGCTTAATCTTTGCCAAACCGTCATACTTCTATTCTCCATTGTCCTAAACTTAAACTAAGTGAGTTTAATATAAATAGTTTTACCTACCGAATAACCAACCGTATTTCTCATAATCAGCCCTTGATGCTGAGTAGTTTCTTTGATTTGGCATTCCTGGTTGTGAAAACTGAGGTAATGCCGGATTGAAATATTCTGACTTTTCTTTATTTTCACTAACAACCGTGCTCCAAGAGTTAAGCATAGCTTTAGTGTGATTAACAACTTTTACTAATGATGGAAAAGCGGCTTCAGCAACATACAATGCCATTGAAATTGACATAATACAGTCATCATGGTGTCCCTTCTGGTGGTCAGGTCTTCCATTGATATAAACAAATGTTCCCATTTCATTAATCAAACGATTAGACCTAATTTTAAAATCATGACGTACAGCTTCTTCTAGGGAAGCAATAATCTGAACACGCTTGTTGTTGAAATTAATTCCCGGAATTTTTTCTTTGATTTTTGGGTCGTATTTCCATTTATTGCTCATATCAACACCATCATAATAGAAACTTTCGTAACCTAACTCCTGAAGTTTTCTAGCCGTCGCAACACCCATTCCACCAGTCAAATCAATAACGCAAAGAGCACTATACATAATACCCCACTTGTATGCAATTTCGGCTAATGTATCGGGGGGGAGTTTTCCAACAAATTCTAATACTTGTTCTCTTGTATCAAAATCAATGATTTCAATACAAGAAAAATCTTCAGAATCACCTCTAGAAACGTCAATACCCATAACATACTTGTGTCCATTTTCTGGCTCTTTCCAAATCCAAAGTTGACCTCCAACTAGTTTTGCTTCAGGCTCTTTAACGTCGTTTTTAACTATTGTCTGCAGCATTTGCGCATCAAAAACGTTATCACCAGAACCCAAGAAATTACATTCTAATTCTTGCGCGACCTTTCTGCGGTCATACTTTAACTTTTTTACCATGCTCTCGAACCAAGAAGAACAAGGTTTATACCCGTCTTCGATGTATTTGTGTAAAGTTGTAAGTTGCCTCTCTCTTCTATCTTCACCAGATAAATCCAGAATAACATCTTTGGGATATTCTTCTTTATTCAGTAGATAATGAACGAGGTCATTAGTTTTGACCATATACAAATCTTTTGTATAACGAGGGTCTCTATACCAATACATTTCCGTAATCTTGAAATCATTCATGTTACGCAACGCTTGGTCGTAAATTTCGTAGTAAATTGGGTCAAACCCGTTGGGAGTTGAAATCACAATCACTTTACCTCCGGTAGATAAAGATGCCATACAAGCTGCCCAGAAATCACTATCAGCTTCGATAAAGGCAGCCTCGTCAAAAATAAGAGTTGTTGGTGTGTAACCTCTAAGTGCGTCCTTTGAGGTTGCTACAGCTTTTACCTCACACCCATTTGAAAGTTTAAAGTGTCTTGCTGAGTTTTTTTCCGGTGAAAACCCGATACCAACCCATTGTGGCCATTGCTCAGTAAACCCTCTAATCTTATTCGCAAATTCAACCGAGGTATCAAGTTTGTTTGCAATAATGAGGACTTTTTCTGGTTTTTCTTTTCTGGCAAAAGCAAGTCTTTTACTCGCCCAAGCAGCTGTAACGGTAGATACACCTGCCTGACGATATTTCAATGCAATGTTTTCATTATATTCCTCATAATCCTGAACTAACTGAACTTGGTCTTGAAATAGCTCCAAAGGAACATAACGTGAAACAGTGTTGTCGTAAGTTTGGAGATAAGTTTTCAGAGCATAAGGTGTGCTTTTCATGCACTTCTTATACTCAATTATTACTTGTTCTTTTGTCATAAATTCTTAGTCAGGACGGGAAATCCCCAAACCTGCTAAGAAATCTAATCCATCATCTTCAGAATCCTCTGATGAATCAAAACTTTCATATTCCTCCTTATTCTTTTTAGCAATTGAAATCAGTTCTTTGAACTTACTTGTTGCTTTTGAATTTTTCTCTGAGTCATCGGAAATTGCATTTCCAACTATTTCTAGGAATTCCTCAGCAGGGAGTTTATAGAGCTCCATTTGGAACCAGTTGATAAGCCCTTTATTTTTTTCGTCAAACATTTCGTCCGGCAAAGCAAAACGAATTTTTTCAACAACTTGCGGCCCTATTCTAAGTGACCAGGCTTCCATAGGTAAAGTATCCGTTTGACCCATAACCTTTTCTCTAGTTTCGGGGTCTTCGGGAAGACCGTATCTACCTTTAGCTTCTTCAATACCTTTAAGGATTTCGTGGCAAAGCATGGGGAACATTAACCCATAAGCACGAATGACAGTATCAGCAGACTCTTCGCCACCTTCACCTTCACCACCATCTTCACCATCAGCATCATCTAATTCTACCATAGCAGCAACACCTTGACCGGTATTACTCATCATATCCACCATGTCATCCATAGTAAAATACATAAAATCGTTAAGAGCCATGATTTCCAAATACATCTGATACAGACGTGGGTCAATTTCATCCAGTTTGGCTTTAACCTCGGGCTTTTGAAATAAAAAGTGTCCTTTTTTTGCGGTTCCTTGGATAATAGCATTGATAATGTTACGCTTGTCTTTTTCTAATTCCAAAATTTCCTTAGGAGTTAGTTCGTCAATATTGAAACCAGCTTTAATCATCAACTCTTTTGCCTCTTCCTCATTTTCTTCTTTGAGTTCTTCAGCGGCCAATCTAAAATTGCTGGTATCAATCGGCTCGCGATTCAGGTAGGATTCGATAACAAACCAATCTTTAGGAATTTGAGCTTCATCAACAGAGGCATCAATCGATAATTTTTCGAGAGCGTCTTTGTGACGAGATTCAATAGAAATAATTTGTGGGATTTTTTGGTAGACCTCAGAAATTAACATTCTAGCAACCATCGGAGAGTTAATTGCCTCTCTACCGGTCACTTGTCTTACTTTATCAACAACTTGTTTAAATCTTCGAGTCGCTAAACGCTGAATTTCTTCTGACCCTTGTTGGAAAGCAGGATTTTTAGCAAATGGATGTTCAGGGTCACGCAATTTGCGCTCCAATCCTGGGTCCATGCGTTCGGGATAATCCCCGTAATCAATCTGTTCCAGTATTTTTCTATTTTTTGCCATCACGAAGAATTCCTTGAATTAATTTTAAAACATCATTTTTGGCTTTCTCGATTTCTTTCTTAGAAGCCTTAGGTGCAGGATTTGGACCTTCAAAAGGTTTTTTACCTGGGTGTGCTGGTCTAACG